GGACAAGATCATCGAAGACATCATCGCCATGCAGGCCGAGTATCACTGCGTGCTGTGGGTGATCGAGACCATCCAGTTCCAGGAGTTCCTGCGCACCGAGCTGATCAAGCGCAGCGCGGCGCGCGGCATCCCGGTACCGGCGCGTGCCGTGCAGCCGCACACCGACAAGCTGCTGCGCATCGAGACGCTGCAACCGCATATGGCCAACGGCCTGCTGCGCCTGCACCCGAGCCAGACCACGCTGATCGACCAGTTTCGCCACTTCCCCAAAGCCGACCACGACGACGGGCCGGACATGGTGCATATGCTGTGGATGGCGGCCATATCGGGCGGGGCAACAACAGAATTCCAATCGTCCGGCCGCCGCGTCGGCGCGTCCGGCGGCATGGCCGGTTTTATGTGAGGTGAGTTATGGATAAAACCCTGAACAAGGAACAGAAGAACGAGATCGCCACCACCCGCGACGGCCGCGACATCACACGCGGCTACGTGGACGGGCTGCCGCTGCTGCCGTCCACCGACCGCCTGCTGGCGCTCAAGGGCAACGGCGACCTGACCATCTACCAGGAAGTGCTGCGCGATGACCAGGTGAAAGCCTGTTTTGGCCAGCGCGTCCGTGCTGTGATCTCGCGCCCGTGGGAGGTGAAGCCCGGCGGCGACAAGCGCATCGACAAGCAGGCCGCCGTGTTCGTCGACGAGCAGATCAAGAAGATCGCGTTCGATGACCTCACCGAGAAAATGCTCTACGGCGTGTTCTACGGCTATGCCGTGGCCGAGCCGCTGTATGCGGTGGAGGACGGCAAGATCGTGCTGGACGCCAGCCGCCGCGGCATCAAGGTGCGCGACCGCCGCCGCTTCGGCTTCGCGCCGGACATGTCGCTGCGCCTGCGCACCAGCGCCAACCCGATGGGCGAGCAACTGCCCGAGAAGAAGTTCTGGCACTTCGCCACCGGCAGCGATCACGACGACGAGCCTTACGGCCTGGGCCTGGCACACTGGCTTTACTGGCCGGTGTTCTTCAAGCGCAGCGGCGTGAAGTTCTGGCTGATCTTCCTGGAGAAGTTCGGTAGCCCAACCGCCGTGGGCAAATACCAGCCCGGCACCAACCAGGAAGATCAGGACAAGCTGCTGGCGGCGCTGCAAGCGATCCAGACCGACAGCGCGATCATCTTTCCCGAGGGGATGACCGCCGAGCTGCTGGAAGCCACGCGCGGCGGCACGGCAGACTACACCTCGCTCTACGACCGCATGGACGCGGCCATCGCCCGTGTCACGCTGGGGCAGACTGCCAGCACGCAAGGCAGCCCCGGCAAGTTGGGCAACGACAATCTGCAAGGCGAAGTGCGCGCCGACATCGTCAAGGCCGACGCGGATCTGGTGTGTATGAGTTTTAACGCCACCATCGTGAAGTGGTTGGTGGAGTGGAATTTCCCCGGCGCCGCGCTACCGCAGGTGTGGCGCAAGTGCGAGGACGAGGAAGATAGCAACACCACGGCCGGGCGCGACGAGAAGATCAGTAAAATGGGCTTCAAGCCAACGCTGAAGTACATCCAGGACACGTATGGCGGGGAGTGGGTGGAAAGCACCCCGCCCGCAGGGGCGGACGGAGCCAGCTTGCCGGCGAACACCTTCGCGGCTAAAGCCGCTCCTACAGCGGCGGGTGCGCAGTTCGCTGAAACGGGAGTCGACCTGGACGCGACCGCCGCCTGGGACACCGTCGTGGCACATGTCGGCGAACTGGTGGCCAATGCCGAAAGCATGGAATCGCTGCAGGCCACGCTGACCGAGGCATATGGCGCTCTGCCGCTGGAGGATCTGCGCAAGGTGATGGCGCAGGGTTTCCAACTGGCGATCTTGCGCGGGATGGCGGACGTGCAAGACGGTAATTGATCATGCCGGATTACCCGCCATTTAACGCCCCATTCCCGGAGCAGCTCGAATTCTTCCGGCGCAAGCTCAACCTGCCGACCGAGGCGTGGGACGACATCGAGCGCATGGCGCACGATCGCGCGTTCATCGTGGCCGGCGCACAGGGTGCCGATCTGCTGGAGGATCTGCGCGGTGCGGTGGACGGAGCCATCGAGAACGGCACCGGGCTGGGGCAGTTCCGCAAGGACTTCAAGCGCATCGTGGCCGAGCGCGGCTGGACGGGCTGGACCGGGGAAGGCAGCAAGGGCGGCGAAGCCTGGCGCACCAAAGTGATCTACCAGACCAACATGGCCACCAGCTACGCGGCCGGGCGCTGGAAGCAGCTCACCAACCCCGAGCTGCTCAAGATCCTTCCCTACTGGCAATACCGCCACAACGACAGCGTGATGTATCCGCGCCCACTGCATGTGAGCTGGGACGGCCTGACGCTGCCGCCCACGCACCCCTTCTGGCAGACGCACTTCCCGCCCAACGGCTGGGGTTGCATGTGCTGGGTGACGGCGGTATCGAAGGAGAAGTTCATGCTGGCCGTGGCCAACGGCAAAGGTCCGGCCAGTGCGCCGACCACGACCGAAGGCATCGACAAGGGTTTCGACTATGCACCTGGCGCGAACGCCCACCGTCCGCTCAAGGACTTCATCGATCAGAAGCTGATCAAGCTCGATGCGCCGATTGGGGCGGCCATGTACGAATCGATGAGGCCGATGCTGCTGGCAGAGCGGGTGCTGGCGGTACGCAACATGGTTGCGGTTGCTGCAGCCAGCCTCGAGCCGAAGGGCGCGAGCGTGGTGGCGCACGTAATCGCGCCCAAGACCGTCGCGGATCTCGCGGCGCGCGATGTGGTGCTGCGCGATGCGGCGATCTGGCTGCGCGATCACGAGCTGGTACATGCGGTCCGCGACTACAAGGACCGGCTCGGTAACGCATTGCCGCTGGACGTATGGCTGGACATATCCGGCCAGCTGGATCGGGCGGTGCCGTATCTGGATATGCTGGACCAGGCGCTGATCTATGCGTTCGACATCCCCGGGCAGACAGGCAAGATCGTGGTGCGCATCAACTACACCAGCAAAGTGGCGCGCAAGATGATCGAGTCGAACTTCATCCGCACGGGCGGATTGATCGAGCCGAATGACTTGCTGGAGCTGTTGCAGAACGGGGGGAGTCGATATGTGTTGCTCGGAAGGTAGCGTCTTGGGCGGCGCCGGATTCGAACCGGATCATACCGGCACTTGCGTGCCCGCAACCTTTCCAATAGGAAACAGCCGCCCGCGACAGGCACAGGATAGCACCGAATGTTCACGTTTGAAATAACCAACACCAGCGCGGTCGAGGCGTTCAACCGCCTGATCGCGTTGAACCAGGACATGAGCGGCCCGCTGATGGCGATCGGCGAGGTGGTGACCGAATTCACCAGGCAACGGTTCGTTGATGGCACCGACCCATATGGCACGCCGTGGGCCCCGAACTCGGATACCACCCTGCGCGGCATGCTGCATGACCGCAGCGGGGCGTTCACCAAGAAGGGAAAACTGTCGGCCAAGGGCGGCAAGCTGCTGGCGGGCAAGAAGCCGCTGATCGGCGAATCGCGCAGCTTGTCCACCCAATTCCACTCCACAGTGATCGGCAACGACAGCGTGGTGGTTTCGTCGTCTATGCGCTATGCCGCCATGCAGCACTTCGGCGGCAGCAAGTCGCAGTTCCCTCACCTGTGGGGTGACATTCCGGCGCGGCCGATCTTTCCGGACCCGGCGCCAGGGCTGCCGGACGAGCTGGATCAGGGGGTGACCGACGTGTTGCGTGCCGGACTCGAAAATGCCATTAGAGGGTGATCGGATGAAAATGCAAAACGCCTCAGAACGCGTTTTAAGGCGTTTTGCACCGGCCCAGGCTACCCTTACCCCAACTTGGTGTTGCGCGTTTGAAGTAACGCGGGTTATATGGTGTTAACTCGCCGTTAAAAACGATTCCTGATTGAAGTTGCGGGTCTGGAATCTTAAATCACCGGCAGCTGGTGATATTTTGCCACCCACGGTGCGGCCATAACGGGCAGGTTTGCGTGGCGCAATCGCGTATGGCCGCTTTGACGGTGGTGGGTGAGTTGCCGTCGGCGTTGTGGCAGCTGTGATAACAAAAGGCGGCGATCGCCAGCTTCCCGGATTTTGGGTTGGCTTTGGCTTTTTCTGCTGGCGTGAGACGTGGCGGCTTTGTGCTCATCAGGTGTTCTCGCTTCGGCTATCGTTCCAGGGGTGTGCATTTTACACTGGTGACAATTTCGTGTAGCGTGAAAAAACGGTTCGCCCGCCCACTCTCTTTCCCGCACCGAAGCCCTTCAGTATCGCCCGCACCCGTCGCCATCCCCAGAATGGCGGCCATGAACACATCCAAGCCCATCCAGATTTTCAAGCCCGGCAAACATGTCGCGATGAGCGGCCAGGCATTTGCCTTTTCCGAGTCCGATCTCGCCGCCACAGTCGCGGCTTACGATCCGGCCAAGCACGAAGCGCCGCTAGTGGTCGGCCACCCGAAGCATGACGATCCCGCCTATGGCTGGGTGAAGTCGTTGGCGTTCGCCGATGGACTGGAAGCTGAGCCGCACCAGGTCAACCCGGATTTCGCGGAAATGGTGGCCAGCGGCGCATTCAAGAAGATCAGCGCCTCGTTCTACTCCCCGGATTCCTCAAGCAACCCCGTACCCGGCGTCTATTACCTGCGCCACGTCGGCTTTCTTGGCGCGCAGCCGCCTGCCGTCAAGGGTCTTCGCGCGCCCGAGTTCGCCGATGCCGAGGAAGGTGTGGTCGAGTTCGCTGAATGGGACGACGTGGACAACGCCAGCCTGTGGCGCAGTCTGCGCGACTGGATCATCGGCAAGTTCGGTCAGGAAGAAGCCGACAAGGTCGTGCCTGGTTACACCGTCAAGAATCTTGAGCAGTCCGCCCAGGACGAGCTGAAGGAATCCATGAATGAAGAGTCAACCGCTGGTGCAGGCGAGCCTGCTGCATCGTTTTCTGAGAAAGGAGTAACTGTGACACTTGAAGAAAAGGCCGCGCTGGAGGCCGAGAACGCCCAGATGAGACAACAGCTGGCTGATGCCGCTGCGCGCGACAAGTCCACCAAGGCTGCCGCCAAACACGCAGAGCATGCCGCTTTCGCCGAGGCA